CGGGACACAGGTTGGGTAGCTCCTCCCAGAGGGGTCGAAGACCCCTCCTCAAACCTATATTAGATAGGTGCCCAACGACGTTTCAGTGTGGCGACGCCGTATCGCGCGGTGCGCTCCAGATGAAACTCATCACTGCTTTCTGGAACAAGGGTCTCATGATCCTTGCTCAGAAGGCGCAACAAGCTCTTCTGGAGAGCAGCAAATCCACTCAGCTCATCAGTGCGATAAGCTGGCTTCGGGACCCATCCCTTTACTTCAAAGCGATGGTATCTCTCGTTCCATCGAACGCCCTCCCGTAAAACGGAAAGACGAACGATAGGACGGATATCCAGAAAAGTGAATCTACCAAGCATTGGTGCTCCATCTCTAACAAGTGGGAGTTCTCCCAAATGTTTCTCGAGTATCTGATCTAGATACCGAGCCGTGTTCCAGAAACCCTTCTTATAGAAGGAGTTCCTGGTCTCCACGAGAGAGATGAAAACATCATGCTGCCGCCGGTTCTCAGGGTGTAGCTTTCTAACGTACACAGGAGTAACATCCTGTCCACGGTAAGCATCCACCCCACAAGACTCTCTGAAATTACCATTCCAGAAAGACTTGTTGAGGTTGACCTTGCAATTGTACTGAGCAAGGCGCTTGAGAACCGCAGTCGCATTCGCCTTGGGGATAATAATATCATCCCCATAGACGTAAACATCACGAGAAACGTTAAAAACGTTCTCGCGTGTCACAGGGAGACCTTGTTCTAACAAAGAGGCCTCTACACAACAAGTGTAGAAGTACATAGCCTCAATGGGAAAACAAAGCGCACTACCCATGGACGCGAACTTCAGCAATGGACCAACAAGTTGGCCATTCGGAAGTTTCGCGAATCTCGACCTACATGAGTCAATGGCTTCCCACAAAGATGGGTCCCCTTGACTAGCAGCTAATATCATTCTCTTTGCCATAGACAGAGGAACTCTGTCACTGGCATCAGAAAGATCAATAGTCGCTTCTTGCATGTCAATCGAAGATTTCATCGCCAAGCGTTGATTGATGCTTTGATCCACGAAATTAACGTGGCCAGCACTCATCACGCTGCTCTCAATTCTGGCATAAAGCCATCGTTGGAGAGCGCCTTGAGCATACTGCATTGTGCAGGGCTCTATGGCAATGATCCTTGGCCCCTTCTGAGTCTTGGGAACAGGAGTTACCTTCACAGGCAACTCCTCTCCCTCCGGATAGAACGTGACTTTATCGAACTCCTCCTCGTGAGCAGCGCTTACAGAGTAAGCGTTCTCCAAGAAGGGGAAGTAGGTTTCGACTCGTTCATGCCATCTGTCCCAACTGTACTTTCGGTTTCCCGATTTACCGTCGGCAGTGGTACCCGGTCCATGTCTGGGAACAAGTGTGCTGGGATCAAACCCAGATACACATATATCCCATAGATAACGAGATACAAGATCAAATCTTGCATTTGTCTCGTCATCGGTGGAAAACTCAGCGAGGTCGTGCTCCGTTTGGACGAAGCCCGACATCGCCCTCTGCGTCCTTTCGGACGTACAAGGGACTTCCAGCTTAACGAAGGCCCGACAAATTTGTCGGATAGCTTCGATAACAGTTGGAAGATCACGATGATCGGGGGAACCTTCATCTAATAACCTCCCTGTCTCTCGGTCAAACACCTGACTGAACATACCTTGCAACAGTGCAGGGATTGTTCCAGACTTTCGAAATTCTCGAAAAGCTGTCGAGTCAATATACCCTTGTGCCAAAGACCTGTCAAGGTCCTTTGACATAGCGGGTAAGGTTATCGTCAGAAACGATAGCCCTTCCTGTTTGACCCGTGCCTCAAAAGTCTTGAGGTCACGTAAATCAGAGACATCAGCGACACACTTGTTGCAAGCATCTTTATAGATGACCTGCAACAACTCTAGTTGGTTTCTTACGTGGCTTTTCACAGGCCCTCCCTAACAGGAGGTAGCTGTCCAGCTACGTCTGACTGGCCTTCCGGTTCTTCTTATGAGATCCGGCACAGCCACCACATCGTCTCGAAAACTTTCCTGACTTACACCGTTTCCGGATAAAGTCAAGAAGTTTCCTAGCGCACAACTCATCGTTGCACGCTATGATACGGTTTACAAGCTTCTTCTGCTCAGCAGTAAGTTCGCTTGGAGCCCGATCATCTACCTCAAACAACCCCCCACGTACTCTTCGTACATAAGGGATTTTGTTTAAAGGCATAGGTGACTCCTTTCGAGGCGGGCGTTCGACCTAGTGTTCCAAGCCGAAAAGCTTGGTCACGTGAGTCGTTGACTGAAGCCCATTGAGGGCATCCGACTCCTGCTTCCAGAGGGTCGCCGTCCAACCAAACCCAGGTCGGTCGACGGTCCACTGGTGAGTTGTGGATTCTCGCACCGTCAGCCCCGTAGTGGGGTTGACAACATCCCGAAACACTGTCAATTTCTGCAGTGTCCGGATGCGGCCCGTTTTGAGCCGCTGGTGCGAAACAACCAGATTGACGAGTCCGTCAATCGAGTTATATTCAGACAAAAGACCATCATCGCGAATCTTCGCGAGAGAGATGGTCACGCCATTCAAAATGAAGGTGACAATGGGATCGGCCAGTGACATAGCTAAACCTCCTAAAGTATGGAGTATTTAGCGTCCACCGATCTCAACAGGTACTCAGGCTGCTGAAACTTTTCTTAAGAGTGGACGCAGATAGCGATCTAAATTCGCAAACATGGGCTAATAACGGGCACTACCCGTGCCTTTAGTCAGTCCCAACGCTGCAAGGATCGCCGCCCTGTATGGAGTGTCGATACCTCCACCAGTCAGTCCGAATCCGAAAGGATATGCTTTCACACGAGCCTTCGTGTCAACACGACGGCTCCAAGTGACCCGAATTCCTTCGGGAGGTGCACCGTGTAGATACACGGTGGAGTCGTTCACATAATTAGTGTGTTTCGACCTCATCACGTAAGCATACTTGGCGACCAGATTGTCGTTGTTCTGTGCGGTAATATTATCAATAATATCACCGAAGTTACCGAACCAATCTGCCATCCAAGACCAAGGAGTTAGATTCCAGATCACCGAAGGACTAATGTTAACGCCATAGAGACGTAACATATCCATCACACGATTGTAGTTCCGTGTATCGGGATTATCTGGAGGACGAGGGATATAGTATTTAAAGCGACCAACAAACCACGTGACAGATGTTTCTTCTGTCCAGTAGTTTGTAGTGCCTTTCTTACCATTCCTCGGTTTATACATCCAATCGTGCAACGCGGCAGGATACACATTAGCTGTGGTCCCACCCCAAGCACGCATGGATTTTACCGAGGTCGTCTCTTCGAGGCGACGCTTCCTTCGAACCCATTGACCATTATCACGCAGCATCTGTGTGATTAAACGGTCTGAGTTTTGGTAAACCTCATGAAATTTCATGAGATCACTTACAAAGGGAGCCCAACCAAAAGAATGGTTCAGGAAGTGGTTTGCAATCTCTTTTGGAGCACTCTGCAAGGTAGGATATTTCTTCCCGCCAAGAGTGGACCAAAGGTCATGAAAACCCTTACCTGTCGTTCGCAGCATCCCAGGGAAATCCCTGAGTTCACCGATGAAAGTCGGTAAATCTGCGAGCGAGGTTCTAGGTCTGGCTTTATTCCAGCCCTTCGCCCCTAATGCCTCTAAGCCATCGTGCATACTTTCCAAAGCAGACATCTGAATGTTGGCCTGATAACCATCATACAGTGCTGCAGCAGAGGGAGTTGACGAGTCCCAACGCGGGAGGAAACCCCCGACGTACATGGCCTCGTATGGCTTGATCTCGCGGTTGATGTAAGTACCAATACCCTTGACGATAAACTCGTCACGGCGGTCAGACATCACTTTTGCAAACGGCCCGCCGGAAGTGTAATACTTCCCACGGACAACCTTCGCGTAAAGACCAGGGGGATGTCGTCCCAAAGACCTAAAAAGAGTCTTATAGGCGAGAGCCTCCTCGGCTGAAAGCTTATTCCTGCGTTCGCAGGGCGCTTTCACGTAATATTGTATTACCTTCTCGCGATGGTGAAGCTCATCCCAGCATTTCTCTAAAAGAGACCAACTGGTATTGAGCAATCCAGTACTCACATCATTATAATGTGAAGTACCAGCAGAAGCACCCTTGTACGTTATGTACTGGGAGCCCACCTTAATAGGTGAGCTGCGCTTCAGCATTCGTTCGCGCCGTCGAGACCCTAATTCAATCGGCATTAACTCTGTTCCTTTCGAAAACTAGAGAAACAGTCATCGCTGACCGTCTCGAAGCC